TCCAAGTTTAATGTTTTATTTTTTATTTTTACTTTAACTCCTTGTGTTAGAGTATTAGAATTGCTAAACCACTGACCGCCCCTATATATCCAATATGGAAGGATTTGAACCAAGTCACCATTTGAATATTGAATTTGTCTTATTGACAATAACGTTGTAAAACCTAAACCACTATATAAATTAACTTCTTCAAATCCATCTCTAGTTAATATAATAATGGTATTTGTAAAATCTTCGTCTGTATCAATTCTATCTAATATATATATTGTTTCTTGAGTATTTGGTCTTTTAATCCAAATAGAGCCTTCTACAACATTTAAAGCTGTAGGTTGTGTTTCACTAACATAAATATTTAATCCTAATCTTTCTTGAAATGGTAATTTTATTGTTAATTTTGTATTATATTTTTCAACATCATATAATTTTATTTTAAAAGAATTTGTAGGTAAATTTGACATTAAACTACACCGTCCTCATCTTTTAAAATATTAAAAGTGCCTCTTGCTTTTTTTAATTTTCTTCCTAATGGGTCTACTAAAACTATTTTTAAAGTAAAACTACCAAATAAATCATCAGTATCTGCATTACTTAATGTTATAAAAAAAGTAGTAATGCTTCCTTGTTTTAGTTCACACAATCTACTAAACACTAAAACATCTTCTTGTCCAATTGGAGATAGTTGAAAATAGCAACTATATCCTACCATAGATTTTTCAACAGACTCATCGTCTGGTAAAATTTCTATATCGAAAGTTTGGCTATCTCCAGCAATCATTTGTATTTTGCCTAAGTCTGTTATTTGACTAATAGTTTCTGACATTTTTCCACCAACTTTTCTTATTTTGGTATTTGTATTTGTTCTTGATTTTCTTGTTTTTCTATTGAGTAAATATTATCTAGAGCTTCAATACAACTACCAAAAATTTTTGCTTGTTTTCCTTTTACTTCTATTTCAGTTAAATAAATGATTACGCTTTTTAATTTTTCTAAATTTTCTTGTTTCATAATAAAACTCCTATTTTATTTTATTTATTTTTTTTAATATCTCACTTTACTATCAAACGAATATAAAAATCCATCTATAAACTGTAGAGTATGTGTAACATCATTAGTGTCTTTTATTGTAATTGATACGCTTCCATCGTATGTAGGATATCCGCCAGACTCTATAAAAGCACCATTAGAAAGTTTAATTTTTTTATATCCATTACTTTCGTGATTAACGCTAAATAATTCGTAAATTCCATCAACAACTGAAAATGTGCTATCAACTTTTACAGGATAGCTTTGTCCTAGTAAATTTCCTGTGGTTAAAGTAATTCCTGCTGTACTTTCTAAGTTTAAAGTATAAGTTGAAGAAATATTTAATCCAATATAATTACTTACAACATAGCTGGATATTTCTGCTGGGTTTTGTCCATTATTATCCCAATAACAATTACCTCTAAAAACACCTGTGTTTACTTCAAAATAATCGCCAATAAATGTATCTATTATAGCTAAATCTGCTCTCAAACTTCCTACGTCTAATTCATCTACATATGCTTTAGTAGCAACTAAAGTATCTAGCTTTCCTAAGGGAACAGTTCCATCGCTTAGCCATGTTCCACCCATACTACCGTTTACAAATACGTTTTGATATTGTCCACCTGTATTACATAATAAGTTATTAGCATAAATATTGCCATCAAATGTAGCACTAGTAGGCGTCCATGAGAATAAGCTTAATTTTCCATAGCCATCACTACCTATATAATCTCTAGTCGCAGGGTCTCCAGGAGCATATAAGCCATCAGCCTCTGTAATCCAACCACCAATTATAGAGCTTTCTAGTTTAATAGATTTTGCAACTATATCTCCATTAACATCAGCATAAAATCTATCTTCCCAAAGTTCTCCAACTTTAGTTTGAATTTTTAAACCATCTTCTGGATTTAATAATATTTTGTTTTTATCATTAGTTAATGTAAAACTTGCATTAACTAAAGTTGCTCCATCTTTGTCAACTATAAAATTATTATTTTCATTACTTATAATTAATTTTTCAGTAGCTACTAAACCACCTATTATTGCATCGGCAACTATACCATACATTTCAGTTCCATTAAATGTTATTTTACCAATAGCTTGAGAAACCGTTTGAAAACTATCGTCACTAAAACAAATTAAATTATTATTTATTCTTATTTGATGTGGGTCGAATAAATCTTCTCCAATGCTTTTTCTACCTAAAATTCCCCAAGAGCCTATAATGAAATCTTGATTTACACTATTTACAATTTCTTGTTTTGCTAAATCTAAACTTTCAGTCATATAACTACTTATGGTATTTAACAAACCACTTTTACTTGGCTCACTCCAAGTATTGGCTAAAATACTAACTCTATTAGAACTTTTTGCAGATTGATTAAAAACATCTTCAAAAATATTTACATCTTTCATCATTCTGAATGTTTCAGAAAATGTAAATGTACTACTAGATAAATCATCATAATTTAAACTCATCTGCAATAATCTAGGTTTAATCCACGTATTTTTTTCTATTTCTACATAACAACAAATACCTAATTTAGTTTTACCTATGAAAGATTTAAAAGTTTCCATCATTAAGTAGTTATCTATACTTACTTTAAATTCATAACAAGGTCTTGATAATTTTTCAAAAATAGTTAAACCTTGAGACAATAATTCTTGAGCTATTTCCATTTTTTCTTTTTCTGTCATATTAGAAGTGTAAATAAAATTTTCATTTACATAGCTACCTGTTTTTATATAAAATTGCATTTCATCTTGTAACTCTAAAGAAAAATTAGCTACATTGTCTATAGCTAAAGAATTAACTATTGTTTGTATAGAAGCTATTGTATTGTCATAGTCATCTTTTATATCTTCATATTCTTGCTTTAAGACATTATATTCAGCTTGTTTTATAACTTCACTATTGTATAAAGCTAATAAGGCATCTTTTGTTTCTTGGCTTTGTAAGTCTGTTAATGCACTTCTAGCTATTTGAATTGCATTTAATTCAGATTTTTTTAGAGATATTTCTGCTGATTTTTCTACTAAGTCTTGAGAATATAATTTTCTATTTAACACCAAAGTATCATAACTAGGTTTAGCTAAAGAAATTTTATTGTTCCAAGCTACTATTGCAGCTTTTAAATCATCAGACATACCGTAATCATTATCCATATAATAATTAAAATCATAAACATAGCTTGTACCTAAAGGGTTTACATCATTAATTAAAACTCCATCAGAACCACTTATTTTAAAAACAGTACAAACATCTTCATTTTTTTCAGATATATTTATTTCGCTTACTAAATTGTCGAAAGAAAGTAAAATATCTTCTGTAGGCGTAACGCTATCTTTATCATAAGCATTAATAATATTATCTTCATTATTAAAAGTAAAATAACAATTATAGGCTGTTGACATTTCTGTCATTAGTAAATTATAAATACTTATATTATTAATTTCAAAAGTTCTATACTTAGTTAATAAAGTGCTGTCAACGTGTCCTATAGTCCATTTAGAAACGTTTGACAATATGCCTAACAAACTACTATTGGGATTTAAAACATCATATAAAGGGTACGTACCATCCTCTAGTGTGACGTTTGTTTTATTTAAAATTATTTCATAACTATCACAATCAATAGATTTAATTTCATTTTCACTTTTCTTACTAAAAGATGTTTCAGAAATTATAAAATATCCAAATTCTTCTGTATAAATTAACATTTCTTTTTTAAATTTATCATAAAATTTATTATTTTTGTCTACAGAAAAATTTAATTTGCTGGTGTTTAAGAAATTTAATTCTACATTTAAACTATATTTTTCTGTAATACATCCAATTTGTTTTTTGTTAGGGTAACATAATATTAAATCTATATCTTTGTTTAATACTTTATTTGTAAAATTAAATTCCAAATTTAAACACCAACCTTTCTTTGGTTTTGATATGTAACTTCCATTAATCCCTGTCCCCAAAATTCAATGTTGTTAATTCCTCTTTGAAAAAATGGGAAGTTTCCTGTAAAATCTTCAAATATATTGTTATTTAAATTACTGCTTATAATTTTATTTTCGCTATCAATTTCTATAATTTCTCCATCATTTAAATTACTAATCATTGTAACAGAAGTTAAATTATTTATTCTTATTTGTAAATGTCCATCTTCAACTTTTGTAATTTTAATTTTAGGTAAAAGCTTATTGTCTAAATTATCACAAGTACAAATAAATGTTCCATAATGAACTTGAAAATCTTCTCCTGTATCACTACTAAAATTATAATTTTTAGTATATGGAAATTCCCAAGCACATGAACTATCACATTCAACTGTACAAGAAAAACCATATGTTTGACCTGCTACAGAAATTTTTTGAACATTTGTTAATATACAATTATAGTATAGATTAATCATATCATTTGATACTATTTGTAATTTTTTATAATCTTTTTGATTGAATAACCATCTTACTATTTCTGGTAATTTAAAATCATCAATTATAGAAAAATCTTCTTTTAAAAATTTTATTGAAAAAGTTAAAACATCACTTTCTTGACAGTCTATAATTCTATATTTACTTCCTCTAGGTGCTTTAACTTTAGTATATTCTCTTTCTGCTACTAGCATTTCATCTTGTGGCATATCATCTACATTATAAATTTTCATATTATAATCCATTGAAGATTTCCCATCAAAAATAAAATAATTTTCTAAAAACATTTTCTCACCAACTTTATTTTGTGGAACTATTGAGATATATAGTTCCACAAATATTTAATATTTAACCGCCAATGTGTTTCCAAACTTTTTATTAGACCTATTTATTTCTTCAAATAAATTTTCTTTATATTCATTTAAAGTTTGCTTAATCTTACTTACTGTGTTATCTGTTGCATCTCCTGTTATAGTTATTTCTGGCATATTTATATTATATATATTAGATTGTTGTGCATCTTTTGTGCTCATAGCACCTGCAACTATATTAGGTAATGTGTTTCTTAAGAAGTTTAAACCTTGCTTAGGAGTTGTTACAACTTCGCCTGTTAATAATTTAGCTAATACTTCATTATTACCTATGTAACCACTAGTAAATGGCTCTACTTTGCCACCGTCATGGAATTTAGGAAGTTTTCTTAAAATATCTTGAGTAGGTTTTGATAATCCAGACCATTCTGTTACTTTTGGAGATGGAAATGTAATAGGTGAAGTATCTACTTTGTTTCTTTCTAAAGCTATTTTTTCAAAAGCTTTTGCCATATTTTCTAAACTAGAAATTGTTGCCTCTGCTTGATTTCTCATGTTTTCTATATGCATATTTAATCCAGCAATTTGTCCTTGTAGATTTCCTAATGTGCCAACAACATTAATTTGTCCATTTCCATAAGTTAGCAAAGCTTGATACGCTCTATCCCACATATTTGTAAACTCAACCATAGTCATATTAGTATATGTTTGAGTATAATTTAAAAGACTATTGTAAAATTCTTCTGTTCTGCCATCTATTAATGCATAAGCTTCTTTGTAAATTTCTCCCTCTTTAGATAAGAAATCATCAATCGATTGAATTTTATCTCCAATTAATTTTTCATGATTTTCATATTCTGTATCTAGTGCTTCTTTTTTAAGTTCAATATCTTTGTTTGATAAAAATTCACTTAAAGCCAATTCTTTTTCAGTCAATTGTTCTTTAAGTTCTAATCTTTCTTTAACACTTTCCATACTATCGTCTAAAGAAAGAGTTTCTATTTTAATTTTTACATCAGATACTTCTGTTGTTTTTTCTTTTAAAGATTTTTGAAAATCGTAATTTTCTTTTTCAATCTCTAATAATTGCTTCTTTTTATCGACAATAGTTTTTAAATTTTTTAATTCATTTTCATAGTCTTTTTTATTTAATTCATATTTCTTTTTAAGCATAGCAACAGTTGTTTCAAGTAGAGAGTTAATTTCAGTTTGTCCATCTTCCATTGCTTTTACACTTTTTTCTAGTTCTTTTGTTGTGTTTTCTAAATTTTGATTAATGTTTTTTATTTGGTCGTCAACGTTTCCTGTTGTATCATTTACACTTCCAAATTTATCATCTAATAATTCTGTTTGAAAATTTAAAGCATCTAAATCATCTTGGGATTTTTGCAAACTATTTGCAACATCAATAAATTCAGTAAGCAATTGAATTTTTTCCATTTGTTTGTTTTTGACGTCTAATCCAATTTCGCTTTCTGGTTGTTGTTGTAAAATTGTGTTAATTAATTGTGATTTAGCTAGTTCTTTTTGTGCTTGTTGAACATTTTGTATTCCAACTATTTCAGCATTATAAGCTCTTAATCTATTAGCAATACCATTTAAAGTTGCTTGAGACTTTTGTATTTCAGCTTTTAAAGTAGTTTTTAATTCTTCTACTTTTGCATTTCTTAATTCTTCTAGTGCAGCTTCTTCAATTTTATAACCGTCAGTTGATTTTAAAATATTATCAACTAAACTAGGATATAATGTTAATAATTCTAAAATTTCTGATTTACTAAATGTAGATTTTTCATCTTTATTTTTTGTTATTACATCATCTAAAGATTGAATTTGTTCGCTAGCTAATTTAATTTTTTCTTTTAATTTATCATATTCACTAGTAGTAGCTGCTATTTTTGCCCTAAGTTTTTCTAATTGACTTGCTTGTTCAGAAGATAACCCTAATCCTTCTCTTTGTTCATCAACTAAGCTTTTTAAAGCATCTTCTAAATATTTATCTCCATTAGCTAAAAGAATTAGATTGTTATACCATGTTTGATAGCTATCGGAATTGGCTATATCCTCTAAAGCTCCTTTTTCACTTTCATAAGCATATAGAGTTTTTGTAGCCATAGCCTCCATATAGGTGTTAAAAGTTTTTACACTATATTTTCCATCTTCTGAAATTAATTTATTTATATCTTCAATTTCTTTGGTTGTTTTCTTTAGGAGTTTTTGTTCATCTTCTGTAATTAAATTTAAACTTTGTTTTTGTGATAATAAATTTTGAATACCTTTTAAGTTTTCAAGATATTCTAACATATCTCCACCTTTTACTGATATTGCTGTCTTGTAGGGGGAAAACTTATCAGGATTTCTTCCAATTTTTTCAATAAATTGATTTAATTCTTCGTCTATTTGTTTTTCGTCTATATTAAGCTGGAAATCGCTTTCTACTTTTCTTATTTTCCCAGAAGTATCTGTAGTTGTTGCACGTCTATTGTAGTTAGCAATTCCTAATCCGCCAGTTTCAACCCCAGTTTCTAAAAAACTTTTGGTTTTTTCATAAACTTTTTTATTCTTAGTATTTTCTACAAAGTCTACAGCTTGTTGTGTTGATTCTGCATCTAATAAATCTTTTGTTCTTTGTCTCTCATCATTTACACCTTTTATAGCTTCTTTTTCTAGACCATAAGTTTTAATTATCTTTTGTTTTAGTTCATCTAGCAATTTAGTTTTGTCAGCTTCACTATCTTGAGAATTTAAAATACTTTGGTATTCATCTTTTAGTGTTTGTAAATTACTTTTTTGATTTTTATAATCTTCTGTAAGTCCTTTAACTTCTTTAGCTAGATTTTTTTCAGCGTTTATTAGTTTAGAAACGCCTGTTATTACCAAAGTTACAACAGAAGCAATAGCCATACTTGAGATTATATTGCCTGCTATTGCAACGCCCCTCATAGCCACATTTAATGCTCTATGTGCTACTGTATTAGCTCTAATTTGTGCTACCGACCTTTTATAAGCATCTCCTGTTAAATCAGCAGATGCGGCGTTATTAACATTGTTTGTTGCTAATTGTCTAGTTAAATGATTTGCAGACCCTAAATGTTTGATGAATGCTTCTTGTTGAGGCATATTATTGCCTAAAGCAATGGCATAATTTTCAAAAGCTTTTAGGTTTTTACCAACACTATTTGTAATCATACTAAAATCTTTAAGTTTGGGAGTTAATCTCCCAACATCGTTTGTCATAGTTTCAAAAATACCAAGATTTCTTTTAGACCCAATTAATGCTAAAGCACCTGCCGCCAATGTTAATCCACTAGGTAATTTTTCTATTAGGTTTAAAAATTTATTAACGCTTTTTAATAGTTTATCTATTTCGCCCACAAAACCTTTTATGAAATCTGAATTAATTAAATTTACTGATAGTTCTGTAAAGCTATTTTTTAAACTTTTAACTCGACCTTCAATGGACTCAATTTTCTTTTGGTTTTCTTCATAAGCAGTGCCTTCTGCACTTTGCATTGTAAGCATTGAACGTTCAGCAGTTCTAAAGTTGTCTAATATGGCTGCCAAAACGTTTGCCCTATTTTTACCTGCTAGAGTTTCAAGTAATTCAGCACCTGCTGTACTTTCTTTTAAATCATCCCAAACATATGAAATTTCTTTCATAATATCGTAAGTAGATTTAAAAGTAGTAGGGTCTATCATTATATCTACTCCAGAAAGTCTTTTTACATCTTCTCTTATTTTAGAAAAAGAAATTTCTTCCAAGTCTGAAAATTCCTCGCCCATTTCTTTTAGCTCTCCAGATGCCCCTCTAATCCTTAGAGATAAAACATTTAAAGCTGTACCCATTTTTTCTGGATTTTGAATTATTTCTTCTCCTGCTGTAAATAAAGCTACAGCTTGGTCTAAACTATTTCCTCCAACAACCAAAGATGATGCTGAACGCTTTAATCCCTCACCTATGTCAGCTGAATTAACAGCATATCTATTACCAACCTGGTTAAATTTATCTACAATGTCTATTGCTTCATCGGCATTTAATTTAAATGCTTTTAAGTTAGCAACTATATTATCAGTAGCACTACTTAAATCTAAATCTCCAACATTGCTATAAACACTGGCAACTTCTGCAAGTCTAGTAGCATCTGGTAAATTATATCCAAGCTTACTAAATTCTGCTATATTATTTACCATCTCTATTAAGTCTGCATTTACTGCTCTAGCTTTTACGCCAATTTCACTTAAAAATTTATCATAAGCAGCATTAGTTTCATATGTTACTCTTTTTAAATTTACCATAGCAGTATCAAGTTCTTTAACATTTGCAATCATTTGTTTGAAGTAGGCAATAATTCTAAATGTCATACCACCTAATAAAGCTTTAACACCTATTTTATCAGCAACATAAGATAAGTCTTCAAAAAATGTTCTTCCTGTTTTCCCTGCCATTCTAACTGCTGTTTGAAACTTTAAAACTTCTGAACGCAATCTATTAAATTCCACTTCTGTTTTTACAGTTCCACTTTGTAAAGCTAAAAATAAAGAATTATATTGTGCTGTTAATTTAGGGTCTACAGTTAATCTTGAATTTTCTTGTTTAAACCTTGATAAATTATCTCTTAATAAAGATACTTTAGAACCTAACTGTTGTACTGCATTATCAGCAGCTTCTGTAGATATGGCTATTCTAGCATCTCCTGCTTTTATATTAAGACTTCTTCTAAGATTATTTACTTGCGTATTTAATCTTTTTAACTCGTCTGTGGATTTTACTTTTGTATTTTCATTTGCAAATCTTTCTAATTCACTTCTTGCAATTTTTATAGCATTTGTTAAAACTTCATATTGCTCTGTATTTGCAAAAGGTTTATTTACAGCACTTGCTTGTGTTTTTTGTAAATTGTAATAAGTTATCCTTAATTTTTCAATAGCTGATTGATTTTTATAAATTAAATTTTCTTGTTCTTTTAAAGCTTGGCTTGTTTTGTTTGCTCCTGTTGCTGTACCGCCACTACCTGTACCCTGTGCAATTAATTTTAAAGCCTGTTGCAACTGTTTGATGTTAGAAAAATCAGTTTGACTTATTGATTTTAATTGTGTGGCAACATTACCTAGTGCAGCATTATCTATTTTTAATTGTATCGGCACTTGCTTTGCGGAGAAGTTTGTTATAAAATTATTTAACTTACTTGCATCTGGATTTAAAGTAATCTTTAAGTCAAAATTTTTCAATTGTTCTCACATCCTATATATATTATATAATTTTTTCGTCTAATAAATATCTGACCGCTTTATCTATTTTAGAGCTATTTCCATTAAAAAATAAACTTATAATACAATCTTTTCTTACATCTAAGTTTAATAACCCTATTAGACTCAATCCATTTATTTTTGTTCCATTTTTTATAATCTCACATTTAATCTGTAAATTTTCAAAAGTCTCTACTAAGTTATTAGCAGTTCTAGCAACTATATCTTTTTTAACTTTTATGTCTTTAATTTCTCTTTCAAACATTTAATTCTCCAATCTAAATAATTATACTATCCATGAATTCTGGCAATATAATTCTATTTGTTTTATTTAATCTATTTAATTCTTTTTTTAACATTCTTGCGAAAACTCTTTTATTTTCAAGTTCTCCATGTACTAAAACCAATCTATCATAATTAGCATTAAGCCCATGTAAATTTAACAACTCACTTCTAGTTATATGTGACGAATAACTTTGTAAATCTATAAGCTTGCATTCATTTACGTAAAATTTTTTATCAATAAATACTTGAGCATTAGATTTATCTTTTATTCTTGTTGCTAAGCTATCTTCTGTGGTATATCCACAAAATATAATTGTATTATTTCTATCTGGCAACATACTTTGTACCCATTCTAATATTCTTCCATTATCTAACATATTAGATGTTGATAAAATTATTAAAGGTTCTTTTGCAGTTTTATAATATTTACTTTCATTGTAATCATCTAACCATTTTATATTTTCCCATTCCATCATTTTTTTATATGTTTGGAATTTTTCTTGTTTTTTAATATCTCTATCATCTATAGCTCTATGTATTATATTAGAAATTCTATGTCCTAATGGAGCATCTATTAAAATTTTTGTTTTAAAATTTTCATCATTTCCAAAAATTTCATATAAGTCTAACATAATGTTTTGTAATCTCTCTAAACTAAAAGCACCTATTAAAGTTCTTTGTGTTTTCTTAGTATTTCTAATTGCATTTTCTATCATTTTTAATTCGTTAAATCTTAATTTTTTAGTTCTGCCTACACTATTTCCACCATATGTAGTTTCAGAAATTAATAAATCGCAATAAGGCATTGGTTCAAAAGGCATAGTAAAAAATTTATCTTCTATTGTACTTCCTATATCTCCTGTGTATCCTAGTCTTTTAGTGGTATTTTTATCTACTTTAAACTCCATATAAATCTGTTTACTTTTTACAATATGTCCTGCATTGTAAAATTTAAAATTTATACTTTTTGTTAATTCTTGAGTTTCGTCATCAACCTCTATAATATAATCTAGCATTGCATCTACATCGATTTCATCAAAAATAGGAAAGAATTTTCCCTCTCCTTTTGAATATTTTATCATCATATCGCAATCATGCTTTATTATTTTACAAGTGTCTCTTAACATTAATTCTAATAAGCCCTTAGTTCCATTAGCTATAAATATCTTAGCTTTACAACCATTTTTATACAATCTAGGCAATAAGCCTACATGGTCTGCATGAAGATGTGTTAAAATTATAAAATCAATTTCAGAATATTTTAATCCCAAATTTCTTGAATTGTGTTTATAATTTTTAAACATATTGGCACTCTGATATAAACCACAGTCCAATAAAATTTTATAGCTACCAAATTCGACTAAATACATAGAGTTGGTAACTTCTTGAGATGAGATACCCAAGAAATTAACAACTACTTCTTTTTTGTTTTTTTTTACTTTCTTTTTTTCAACCATAATAATCTTCTTTCTAAAAACGAAAATATTGTTCTATTTCGTTTTCTATTATTGGATTTTTTTCTAAATCTTCTAACATATTATCAAAAAACGGTCTAGGGTTCATATAAACAGGGAAAGCAGTATCGTCAACTAAACCATCATTTATAATTTCTGCCAATGATTTACCACTAGCAAAATCTTCACCATTACCATTAAGAGTAGCTGTATTTCTTACTAAATATGTTAATTTATTAGCTTGTGGTATAAATTGAATATTCTCGTCTGCTAGTAAACCACCATTTTCTAATCTTCTTTTATAACTAGTTGGCGAATAAACTGCATAAACATCTTCTCTTAGTTTTTCTTTCATCATTTTTAGCATTCTTTTGGAAACTTGATTTCTTAAAACTTTATCTAAATTATTTTCAACTTCTTTTATTATTCTATTTAATTGTCTTTTATTAAATCCTAATGTATTCATTTATTCACCAACCATTCTATTAATCAATTTTTTCAATATTTTCAGTTTTTAAATTGTCTAATGAAAGTTCGCTTAATTTTCTCATTAAATCATCTTGACTATTATTTGTTGCTTTTTCTATTCCTATATATACATCTTGTACAAATCTACCATATGTTAAGCAATTTTCTTGGATTTCTTTTTTAATTTTATTTATGATATTTTCTTCTTTGGCGTTTAATAGTAATGTAAAATCTTCTAAATCTAATTCTTGTATAGGTAAATCTGTAGCTAAATTCATGTAACAAAAATCTATAATTGCATCTATTTGATAAAAATTAGTAAATTCAATTCCTGTTATTAAATTTTTCATATCTTCACCTAATTGCGTATAATGTGCTACAGATAAATTAGTTATTAATTCAATATCTTTTTCTCCATATTTAATAACCATTTTGCTATTTTTCTTTGCAATTTTTATTTCTTTTTTAAATATGTTTTTAAAATCTTCTAAACTTCTATTTTCTATTGTTTTTACTTCCATAATTTTCTCCAATTCTATTTATTTAATCTGGTGAACTTAGGCTTTTAGTTTCCTAGAAGCCACTAGGTCTTTAGCCTAGTGGTAGTTCACGTTTTTTTGATTTTCTTTTGAGAACAAACATTGTCTTTTATCTCTTTGTGAACTATTCCACATTTACTATCTTTTAAAAGACTACATTTTCCACCTAAATATCTTTTGCAATCTATACAAGTATTTTCAAACTCATTTAAAATATTTTCATTTTCAAATATTCCAATATAGTCAACAGGTTGAATTGTAATTTCTATTCTAGGATTTTCTTTATCATAGTTAACTTTATTAACTCTCTCACAAAGTTGTCTATCGTCTAACCAAATAACTTCACTTCTAGTAATTGCATCTGGTAAACATTTCATATAATTATTAGCGTCCATATCAGTTCTAGGAAAGTAAAAATCACAATCCATATAATAATGCTGAAATTTGTTGTCTGATATTTTCCAACCTTGTTTTCTAACTTGAGTATGAATTAAATTTATAAATTCTTTTTCATATATTTTACCAGCAGGTTTTTTGTAAACTGAAATAGTTTGTCTACCATTTACTGTTAAAATCCTATAGCCTATATAATGATTAACACTAGGTGGAATAGGAGATGTAAGTTTTAATATTTGTTTAGGCATATTAAGATAAGCTACTTTCTTTTATTTTTTGATTTTGTTTTATTTGTGTAAATTGCACTATTTGTGCTATTAATATTATCTACTATTTGTGAAATTGTACTTTCTGGATTTTCTTGAATTTCTTTTGCGAGCTCTTGCTTATCTAATTCTTTTAATTCCTCAAGGGATTTTTCTTGTATTTCTTTTTTTAACTCATTGGCTCTTATTTGAACTACAGAAGAAGTGTAAGCAGTAAAGCATTCTATTGAACATCCTACAGCCTTCCATGAATTGATTTTATCACAAGACCTACAACAATAATATTCTTTTCCACAATTTTTACATATATGATTAGGCTCTGGCATATTGTTACCAACTTTCAATTTTTTATAAATGAAAATAGACAAGAGTTTAATCTTGTCTATTTTTCATCGAATGTTATTCTTTGTTATTCAGTATAAACTATAAACTCATACAAATCATCTGCACCAGAACAAATATCTGGTAGACAGTTGATAGAAATTTCCTGCAATGTTTGTTCAGAACCCATTTGGATTGTATTAGCTGAACTAAATCTTCCCCTAGCAATTCTTATTGTACAACGATATTTGTTTTCGCACATATCCTGCCAAACTCCATCTATAAGTATTTCAGATGTTATACCATTTTTAGTAGCAGATACACCAATTTTACTTCCGTCTACTTCTATTGTGTAGATAAACAATAGTTTAGCACCTGCTACTAATTTAGCATTGGCTGTAGGTAGTGTAACTGTTTTAGTACCTGGTGTGTAAGCAAATTTTGTAGTATCGGCTGAACCTGCTTGTACAAAATTACTATCTATACCACCATTAGATGTAAGAATATAAATTTCACCTATTTCAGCACCTGCTGTGCCTTCTCCTGTGAACTTAGTTAAGAAAGTACCTGCTGCAACTTCTGCTGCTGTTAGTACATGAGTTTCAGTTCTCTTTACTTGCATAGTAGCACTTGCTACTTCACTAGAACCTTGTGTTGCCGCCATTAGTCCGCCACTCAAAAGAGCAGATGTAATAGATGCAGTTACTGATTTTCTAATTGGAATATTCTGTAGTAAACGATTTTGCTTACCAACAACTTCTCTAGTATCTTCTGTTGTTTCTAAAGATGCGTTTTGTAGCTCATCAACATACATTAATATTGCACCTGTTTGTAAGTCAATGGCTGTTACGCTATCTAGTGAAACATTAGTCATTCCATTAATTGTTACCATGTTTTTTTCTCCTTTAAAAAAAATATTATATTTACTCTAAGTTTATGAAATCTAAGTCGTTAACATTAATATCTTTTGATGAAATATTTCCTGTGTAAATACCTAGACTTAGATTATCAACTTGTTTTAGCTTAAGAATTTGTTTTAGACTAGCTCTTAAGTCATATATAGTCAGTTTTAATGCATCTTTAAAATTATATTTAAAATTACAGTTATTTACTAATGCAAGTAAACAGCTGTCAATAAAACTCTTATATTTTTGATTTTGTTTTTTTTGTCTATTTAATTTTTTTCGGTCTCTTTCGATAATATATTTTTTAGTTCCAGGGTTAGCCATTTTAACTACTTCTTTTTTAATGCCTAACATTTCACAGAATATTTCAGATAGTTTATTATATTTATTTTCGTCAATTCTTATATTGTCTTTAGTATTTAACAAGAAAACTTCTTGAGTTTCTTTGTTAACATAAATATCAAAATTAGACAAATCTGTATTAACAAAAAACATATTTGATTTTTTAGCAAGTGTATTTTTATCTAGACTTCTAAATAATAATAAAAATAATTCAAAGTCTTTTAGTGTTTCATAATCAATTTTAATATCATCTAATTCAACCATCATAGAGCTGGGGTTGGTTGTAAAAATTCTAACTATAGAAAAATAATCAATCTCATCTGTGTCTTTCCCAAAATCCCAAGATGCTCCACGAATTTCTTCACAAGTAGGAATTTTAACAATTAAATCATCGACTATAATTAATTCTTTGTTTAATAAACTCATGTGGAAACACAGCTCTCTATTGATTTCTCTACAGCGGAAAATGTAATTCTTTTACCATAATGCCTATTAGTATAATAAATTGATTTTAAGCTATCAAATTCCCAATTCTTAAAGCCTAATCCACTAAAACCATTAAACACCTTATCAATTTCAGAACATAACAAATCTAATCTATTGCCAATTGTATTAGTTTTCATTAATTTATCGTGAACTATAATATCTAAAACTATTTGTGGTTTTCTAAAGATTTTATTTTTTATATTAAACATGGTAGGAATGTCTATTTCAACCGTAATGTAAGCTAATTCTTCTTCTGCTAAAGGAATTTTTGGGTAATCAAATAAATTGACACCTATTAAATCTTCACTTTGTTCAATATTTCCATTTAATAAATCTACAATATTTTCGTTACCTATTATTAAAGATAAGATAGTGTTTTTATATTTTGGTATTTCTTTTAAATTAGCCATTGATTAAGTTCACCACCGCAATATCTATTTCGTTTGTAGAACTATCTAAATTATTACTAGCTACAAGTTTAATTGTTGTATTAACAATTGAATTTTCTAATGCTGCTTTAATTTTTATACCATCTACAGTTTGAGTTAAAGTATAATATTTTCTTAGACTTTCGTCATGAACAACTAAATTCCATGTTGTTATAACATTAGTTATTGGTTCATCATCTAAATCAGTATAAGAGATTTTAAATTCTTTTGCTGAACCACCTGCTTTTATTTTACTTTCTCCTGTGTATGTTATTTTACTTTTAACTACACTTCCTTCTTCTGTAGGAATTATAGGCGTAGTAGGAGAAAAATAATCAGCTACCATTAAAGTAAAATTATCTCTATCACTTCTTTGAGTAATAGCAAAAGACAAATGTAAAAGTTTATTGGTTGTATCTAAATTAGCAACGCTTGTGGCTTCACCTAAATTATAATCCATAGAAACTCTATTAATATTTTTCAATAAATAAGCATCTGGATTTTCATTTATAATATCTATTAAAAATCTTTTTTCTTTTTCTAATAAAACTGTGTCTTTATCCAAAGGCAAATAAACTGTTAAAACTAAATCTGGATTTACAACTTGTGACATATTTTTACTATTGTTCATAAACTGTCCATACTTATCATTAAAACCATATCTAGTAATTATAGTTCCATCTGCTTTTTGCCATTTAATTAGGCAATTACACAAAAACATCTCGCCGACTTGATAAACTTCATCGTCTAAATCAACTGTAGTAATCAAGTATTTACTTCCAGAAAAATCAACAATATCTCCCATATAAACATTTTGGTCTGGTAATGTTTGGATTTTCTTTTTATTATATAAATCTGTTTTCAATACCATTAATTTTTTATCTACATTATTAATTTTTACAGTCCTACAGTTTGCAGAATTTTCTAATTTTTTATTTAATGAATTTTTCAATTCATTTATTTTTCTATCTCTAGGTGTGCTACCATTTGCGTTTATAAATGTATCATATAAATTCCAATCCATAAATATACCTACTTCTTATTAAGTTGTGAAAAATTGCTAGAATATCCGTAATTTTTCATAGCTTTTTTAGCATTAATTTCAACTTCACTAAAAGTAGTTCTTATTTGTAGAATTAGATTTGCTGGAGAATATTCATAGAAATCTTTAGTATTTAATCTGCTCTCTAATAATTCATCAGAAAGTATAATTGGTTTCAACCAACTTATTACCATAAAATCTGTAATTATATCTACTTCTCTTTCTGTCAAATCTACATTAAATCTTTTATTAACTAAATCTAAACTCAAATCTTGTTTGCAATTAATGAACTTTGAGCAAGCTAGACGAAGATAAATAAGTAAGGTTGCTTTTTTATTATCTAGCGTTAACTTGTTTAATTTGTAAGCTTGCACTTTAGTGAATAAAAATATTTCATATACATCATCAAAACTTGTCAAAATTTCACATCCAATCTTACGTTAAGTCATAACCTAATATTTTTTCTAAAAGAACTATTTTTTTTCGACTATCAATTTCACCTGTTTTTACTTTTTGAATTATCATATGTCCTATGACATATTTCATAGAATTACTAATTCCTGTAAGGATTTCTTCAATTTCTTTGTCTGATTTTTCAGCTATATTAGCTAAATCTTCAAACTCAATGTGCTTAGGATAGTATCTTTCAGCTTTTAACGCTTCAATAACTTCCCTTTCCATTGTTATCCAATTGTCTATGAAAAATCTTTTTTGGTTAGAAAGCATAATTTTGAGTTCTCTAAACTCAATATCTACAGTTTCACCAAATTCATTCCATTCATATGTTGAGCCATCTTTTTTAGAAATATAAGTTAGCTTACCACAGAACAATGAAGTCACAGGAATACTTGAGTCATCAGGAATTGTTATTTTTTTTACTTTAGAGTATTTGCTCTCTGTATTTTTAATTTCTTTTTTTTCTTTATTTTCCATATTAATTCCTTTCTTTTTATAATAGGTGTGTAATATAAAATCACACACCTATATTTCTAAATATTAAGAGAACTTATAAACAGCGAAAGCTTCATTTACGATAACAGATGTTCCATCTTCATAAGCCATAAACAATGTTTGAGACATATCTGCATTAGCCATTGGGTCTTTTGTAGTCATGTAAAATTCACCTGTTGTTACATGTTTTATAGGTTTTGTATCGCCAGCAAATATATAAATATCGTTGTTAGAGAATAAATCAGTAGTTGTACCTGGTTTGTAAAGCTGGTTCATAGCCATAACTTCTCTACCTCTAAATTTACCAACACATTTAGAATTGTAGAAATCTTCTTTGCCACTATCAGAAATTGGTGTAGAATCAATTTTTGAAACTGCCTGTTCTGTACCAAGTATTTTAGCAGACATACCTGTGGTTGTTTCAAGTGCAATTATTTTAGTTAACAAGTCAGCATCAGAATAAGTACCAGCACTTGCTGTAATTAGATTAGGTTGCATACCTGGAGTAGATGATGTTATGCCTGTGAAAGCAGTAGCGACATCATTTAATTTTCTCTTAAGTATAGCTTTATTACATGCGTCTACATATTCTAGCCAGTCAATTTGACCTGCCATTATTCTTTGTAATTCTTCTTCTGTTTTAATTGCTTTAACAGATGTAGGAACTGTATAATTTGTGCCACCCATCAATTTTTGTGCTCTTACAGCTTGTGTGCCAACAGATGTATCAGCTACTAAAAATTCTGTTTTATCTTGAAGTCTGAAAGATAGTAAATCTCCAACAGAACTGTCTCTAAAGTCTACTAAATTTTGGAAAAATGTATTTGACAACATATAATCTCTTGTAGTAACTTTTAAAATTTCTTCTATTAATGCAAAAGTTTCATTATAGTGTCCACGTATCATTTTTTTGAAATCAATTTTACTATCTCCACCAGCTGATTTTATTAAAGCAGCTCTCATAGCTTCCATAGCTTTATTTTTGGAAAAGGTAGATTTACCTGCTTCAAAAGTTGCATTAGGATTTTTATAAGCTTGAATACCTACAGCAATAGCTTCTAGGCGTTCAGCATCAGTTAAAAATGTGTTCATATTTTAATTCTCCTTGTTTTTATTTATTAAACTTCGATTGAATAAAAAGTTTTTCCGCCTAAAGTGAAAATCTCTTTTATTATGCCAATTGTAGCACCTGTACCCTCTGCAGCAGCAGGAACGATTTTAGGTGTAGCACCAACGCAAGCATACTGACCTACTGTTGGAGTTGCTGTAAATCCCTCTACAGTTAAAGCAAATCTATCGCCTTTTTCAAGTTGATAAACTCTTAAGTTAGCACCTGCTAGATTTCTAAATTCATCTTGGTTATAAGATGTAGCTTTATCTACGATTACTTCTGGATTATAAACTATACCAACTTGATTTAGTGTTAATGAAGTTGTAGGATTTGTTAGCGTATGTAATTCTCTCTGTCCGCTAATAAGTGCTCCAATTTGAACGATTGCACCATTTTCAAGTGCTGTTGCTGTGCCAGATGGTAGGTATCTTCCAGCTTTTAATTTGCTAGTAAGAACTTGACCTGCCATATCTTCTTTTAAAAATACTGTATAAGCCATATTAATTCTCCTTTAAAAATAATTATTTAATTAAACTAAAAATTCCTCTATATCCATCATCATCAGAATTATCTATTGATGTAGATGCGAAATTTTCTTCTTTTGGTGTGTTTGCAAATGTTTCTTTTGTTTTTGATGTTTGAGTTTCTAAGCAAGTATCAGCGTAACAAATTTTACATTTTACTTCTAATTCGTCTTTACTCAATTTATCAACTTCTGCTTTAATAAAAGAAAACTTTTCTTTATTGCAAATATTTTCATATTTGTTTACAATTTTTTCTTTTTCTGATTTTTCTAACTCTAGAATAAAATTGTCATATTTAATTGCTTTCTCCTTGTATAAAGCAAACGAAGCTCTCTGTGTGTCCATTGCATCAATTTCTTCTTTGGTTGCATAGGTTAAAAAAACTTCAACTGTATCGTCGCCTAATACAAAATTTCCATCTGTTTCTGTATATGAAACTTTATAGAAATTAGAAAAATAAACATTATCTCTACTCCAACCGTATATTTCATAAACAATATAAGTATCAAAAGTTTGTGTAATATATGCGTACGTATCATATCCAACTCTAGGCAATAGTGCTATTAACTTATTTTTCTTATCTTCATAAGCTAAGGCAAATGTTGATTTTTCTTGCGTAGGCTCTACAGGAGTTTCATTAACTACTGGTTCAACTATAGGTGTTTCTAAACTAGATATTGTTTTAGTATTATCTTCTATTGGCTCAACTATAGGTTCAAGCACAGGCTCTACTACAGGTGTCTCTAAATTAGAGTTTGTTTTTTCACTCATCTTTTCACTCTCTTTCTTATTTTCTAAGCTCATTTGAATTTTTGCAGTAAGTTTGCTAAAATTCAAATCTAACTTTGCATTTTCATAACATGGCTCAACATCATCTTCAAGCAAGCATAAAGCTTCCCATTCAAACTCTGTTATTTCAAATGCTTTGTTTTTGTCTTTTTTCCCTGTGGCTATATGAATTTCCATACTTTGATTGGTAAATTCTTTTTCTTTGATATAATCATAACCCATCATTCTTTTCCAAATAAAAACTTCTGTTCTTAAATATTTTTTAATTTCACCATTATCTTCTTTAAATTCAACCCATTCTAATTTAGGATTAGGTGGAACAAATCCAATACCTTGAGTAAGATTAATAATATTTTCTATTTTATTTTCTTTGTTAAGAATTACAAGTTCGTCGTGTTCTCCTATGGTATTACTTTCTATATTATAGTTAACAACTACAGGAATACCGTGGATTGTTTTTAAAGAATTTTCAAAAGTTTCTTCACTTATAATAAAATCATTTCTATTTAATCCTGTATAAGCAATATCAATATAACCATAATCCATAAGTTCTGGTGAATTATCTGCCATTTCAATATTTTCTTGGATTGTAAATTTGTTTTCTATAGTTGTTATAGACACTATTTCTCTTGACATTATTTCACCGACCTTACATACAAAGCTTACTTGTTATGTAAGCTTTAGGATAATTGTTGTTTTCTTTTGAAAATTTACCATTGCTATCTAAAAAAATATATGTATTTTCATTCTTTTTGAAACTTGTGTTAAGTAAAATATATCCTGCTTTACTTAATTTTAAATAGGTATCTTCATCTTTAGTTATAATAAATAAATCTTTATTCACTAGTATCACCGCCTGTTTCTGTGTTTGCAGGTCTGCCTGTTTGTGTAAAACTTGAAGATAAAGGAATTAATTTTTCTTTTAATTTAAGAATCTCGTCTTCAAGAAAATTCATTGATTGTAAGTCGTAAGGCTCATATCCTAATAAAGCAAACAATTGTGAAATTGTAGGCAATCCATATTGTGCTGCTTTTAAGGCTTGATTAAAATTATCATTCTTATTATAAATACTAGCGTCTATAAATGTAATTTTAAATTTTTGTGTTCCACTAAGTTGTTTCAAAAATAGATTAATATTTCTTTCAACCTGTTTCATAAAACTAAACATTATGCCTTCATCACTATTTATGGAATTTTTCATGATATCTTTGTTTTGGGTGTCACCACCAAATAATAAAGAACTTATACCTACATCATTCCAGAAATTTCTTTGAGCTTCTGCAATTTTATCGGAATTTTTATTAGCTGTTTTCTCAAATGAAAATTCATTCACTTTCATAGCACTAACAAAAGCACCAATATTATCTGGTAAAACATTACATAGAGAAGCATAATAATCTTCAATATCTTTATCTAACAGCTTATATTCACCATTTTCATCAATAGGAATTTCTAATCCAAGAATTTTATAATTATCCATTTCAGTTTTAGATTTAGCTAAAGCTTTATAATCTTCAATATCAAAAACGCTTGTCATCGCCCCTGTAAAAGGTACTACTGGATAAGGAATATTTTCCATAAACTTTAAGCATATTTGGTTATTTATATCTAATTCTTGCCATCTAGTTGCAGTTTTATTTAAATAATCTTGATAACGCCTTATAAACTCGTCTCCAAATAATTCTAATTCATCTTTCTTAGAAGAAAAATATTCAAAATCAAAACTAAATTTATAACAGTCATCAACTTTTCTACTTAATCTGCAAAAATCTGGATTTAATCTTTTAATTGTTAAACTATCTTTTGTTTGGTACTTATAACCATAAAACACATCTTCAACTAAGCAATATTTAGTCATTATTCTAACTATATGTTTTATATTGAAAATTTCTAAAAAGTTACAAGTTTTATCATATCCAGCTGTAAAAGCTTTTTCATTCAACTTATCTCTAGAAAATTTAAATGGGGCTATAGTATATGCTAAATAATGTAAATTAGCCATATAGTTAATTAATGTTTGATATTGCAAAACAGTAACATACATATATCTACTAGCTTTTCTTAATTCCTTTTGTGAATTTTCAGAAGTAATATTTTTTATAAAACTTTCAATATTTTCTTTGGTATAAGTTTTTAATGATGAGTCTAAATAATTAAATGTACTAGCATTTAAGGGAATTAACCCATTGTCAATTAAATTAGCAAAACCAATTTTACTATTTAAAGCTTTTTTATCATATGCATAAATATTATATTTACTACCTGTTGGTGAAAATCCACTAACTAGTCTGCTAGGATTTATTTTTTTTTCTTTTTCTTTGGAAAGTTTTTGTGGCACAATCTCACCAACTTTCGTCTTTATTTTCTTAATTTTGGTTGTCTAAACAATAACTCTCTTTTCTCTTTTTTGTCTTCGCTATTTCTTCTAATTTTTTTATCGCCAAGTAAAAAATCACAAAAGAAATTAGCATAAGCAAGAGAAGAATATCTATCTTTTCTAGCTGTTGAACTTTCTTTGATTTTCAATAAATTACCGTCTACTGTTCCATTCAACCCCAATAGTTCGTTTTGAAGTAAAGTAGTTTGAATATATGGTAGTTTTAAAATTAACTTTTGACTTTCATTTAGTTTTTGGTATTCTTTGTTATTTTGCATTAATTCATCGAAAGCTTTTTCAGTAAGTGGTAATTTTAAAATATTAGAATTTATTGCATCTTTTAATTTGAAAGCATAATTAGAGTTAGCGGCTGGAGTTGTATCCACAGCATAAATATTTTTTACAGGAAATCTATTACTACCTAAATATTTATCTGCTATAACTTGATTATTCATACAGTTTGTAGCATAGTAGATTTCACCTGTTTTTTCATCAGTTATATCTTCTAGTAAGTAGTCTAATATGCCATTACCAACACCATTTTTATCAATTGCAATATAATCTATTTCTAATTGTTTTTCTAGTTGTCTAACTTTCAAAGCTTGAAGTTTTCCATGTTTTCCATCAAAGTTTTCAAGGTAAATTACTTTCTTTTGAATTTTATTCTTATTCTTTTTAAATTCAATTACAGTAATTGATGAAGCATCGTTTTTATTTTTCTTATCTTTTTTTGCTGCCATAACTGCTATATCTATAGCAAGAACTCTAAAACTATCTTTTTCTTTTTCTAAAACTTTTATAGCTTTACCAACATATTTTATATCTTTATAAACATAAGCAATATCAGTAGAATTTCTACAGCTTACAATTTCATCATATTGGAAGAAAGCGTCTTTACCTTGTCCAAACCATTTTGTTTCCATTTCCATTTCAAAAACAACTTGGTTAAAAGTACCCTCACTCATCTCCGTTACATAAAACTTATAAAAAGTTATAAGCTTAATTTATTCGCTGCTTCATAGTGTCTGATTTTGCATAAGCTACTCTCATTTGATATAACACTCCACAGCATTCAAGGATATAACGAAATCCTTAAGACTAAAGTTTTTCAATTTAAACTTTAGAATAATTAGCTAAATTTATAGCTGCATTTAAATCTCTATCTAATACAATTTTACAATGTTCACAAACGTAAGTTCTATGTTTTAATTTTAAATCTTTTTTAATAGAACCACAATTACTACAAGTTTTACTTGAAGGATAAAATCTATCAGCTTGAATAAATTCGATATTTAAATATTCACACTTGTATTTCATTTGTCTTATAAATTCATAAAAACATTGTTCTTGTATAGCTTTAGAAAGATGTCTATTTTTCATCGTTCCACTTATATTTAAATCTTCCATTACCACTCTTTTAGGTAGTAAATTTACTAAACTACGTGTAGTTTGATGAACATAATCTTTTCTAATGTTAGAAATTTTAGCATATATCTTTTTTATTTGTTCTTCTGTTTTTAAAATATTTTTAGATTTAAACCATTTACTTTCATATTTATTATTTTTATTATTAGTATGATATTTGCGACTAACTTTTCTTTGTAAATGTTTTAATTTTCTTTTTAAATTTTTAATTCTTTTTGTCTTATTAATATTTTTAAAAACAGCACTTTTATCTCCAAAAGATACTACAGCTAGAGTTTTCACTCCCAAATCAATTCCTAATGAAAAATCGTTTAATTCAACTGCTTGCTTTTCACATTCAACTCCAAAGCTTAAAATCCATTTATTATTTTCAAAACAAATTCTAGGATTATTAAATTTACACACATTTTTTCCTTGTGGTAAAATATAATTAGTTTGGAATTTAATTTTCCCGATTTTTTCAATATTTACGCAATCATTAATAAAATAAATACAATCTGTTCTTACTGGAAATTTTGGTTTTACTTTAGATTTTTTCTTAAACTTGGGTCTTTTTGATATTTTATTAAAAAATCTTTTATAAGCATCATCTAAATCTAAAATTGTATTTCCCAGAGTTTGAGATGAAACCTCATTTAACCATTTATAATCTTCTTCTTTTTTTTTAACTGTGTTAAAACTTTTTTTAGACTATATCCGCTTAAATGTTTTTCTCCAATTTTAAATAATTTTTCTTGATATGATAAACCCCAATTCCAAATAAATCTGCTTGCATTTGTATGTTTCCATAATAATTGTTCTTGTTCTTGATTTGGCAACAATCTAATACGTATTGATTTTGTCATTTCCCTACCTCCTTTCTGTTAAAAGTTGGTATATTTAATAGTGGTAATCTATTTGTAACAGCAAATAGAAATGGTAGCTAACCACTGTCCCACTAAAAATATTAAATTAAATTTATAACTTCCTACAAGTTTTATGTATATTCAATAAATGTCGTTAGCATTTACCAGTTCTCAAAGGCTTGTAGACCTTATGAACTTCTTATATTTTCATATAAGCGTAGACTATATCATCATCCTATTTTTAGGATGCTCCCCATTTCCACCCACTTGAGTGTACTTCCTTACGGAATAGTCGTTAAACCTTACTCTATTCGAGTCTTGGCTTTTGATTGCCCATTATTACAGTGTTTAGGATTTAACCATGCACCATCTAATTAATTTTTTCTACTTTCGTCACATTCACGCTTACCTATATTTCATGGTTACGTTGTAGTTTAATTAGCTTTAGGGGTTTCCAAAAGTTAAAGGAGTTTTGGATAGATTATTTTACGTTTATCTATCGCTCTATACTCATCTCTGAATATAGGAGGCTGTCAACAATTTTCTAAGTTTATTATAAAATAATTTTATTTTATAACTTTTTATAACTTATTTGTAACTGTTCGTTACCTCTTCAACTTGTTCCTTATTCAAAAGACCTTCTTTAATAGCCATTTGATAAGGAAAAGCACATAAGAAATATTTTTTATCGCTTATTAAATTTTTAGCGTAACTTAATAAACTTAACCAACTCCAATGATTTTTAAACCATGCAGAAGTCATGTAAAATTCTTTGTTTCTCTCTATATATTTTTCTTTTTCGTTTTTATATTCTGGAGTACTCATAAAGCCTGGAGTTCTTTCACTAGCTATAAAACGCTTTAAAACCATTTCTATGATGTCTTTAGGAACTAACCTAAACTCATCGACTATAATTATATGTGCCCTTCTACTACGTGCTCCTTGGTTACTAGCTACAGCTTCAATAAAGCTACCATTTCCAAACAACACATAGGGACTACCAGTAGTGTTTATCTTTTTTATTTCCATATTCAATAGTGGAGATTTAGGAATAAATTCTTTTTCTATTTTACCTATTATTTCTTTTGCTTGGTTTAAATTTCCAGATGCTACAATTATTTTTGTGCCTGGATATAGAACACATCTACAAACACAATACAATGCAACTAAGAAAGTTTTACCAAGACCACGAGACGCAATAAACATAAAATGGTTACTAAAATCCATCATCGTAAGTAAAATAATTTGAAAAAGCTTTAAGTAATTAATATTTAAATAATCTTCGCAAAACTTATGTAAATTATTTCTATAATAATAAGTCCATTTTTTAGTTTTCATCATGAACTTATCTTTTTCAAAAGCTGATTTTTTAGCTTGTAAAGTTTGTTTTATTTCTTTTGTTTTTGTCATAGCCATCACTCGTCCAACAACTTAGAATAAACGCTTTCAAAGGTTTCTTCTGAATTTTCATCCAAGCTATCTTCTAAGCTTTCTGGTGTTTTTACTGTATATTTTTCTAATTCTTCCATGTATAAATGATACCATTTATTTTTTAAACCTAACATAGCACATAGATGTCCTAAAAACCAAATGGAAATATATTGTACAATTGTATTTTTTGAGTTCATTAAGTTAGCGTTCTCTAAACCTATTTCAACTGGTTCTTTGTCTTCAATTTTACTTATGAAAGTTGAGTAAGCTATGTCTAACTCTTTAGCAGATTGTTTATTTTGACTAGGCTTTATTCCTGCACTATTCATGTAATCGGAAAGTTGTTTTAGTAAATCAGTAGTTTTACCATTTTGCGTAACCATACTTTCATGAATTTGTAATTCTATAAAACTTAGTTGCTTAAAAATTACTCTTTGAGCGTGTTCATCGGCTGGATAATCTTCCGTCCATTTTTCATAAAAACCTTTTAATAAAAAATATTTTTCGTCTGGAAATCCAACTCCCCAAAATTCTTTAAGTTTTTCCAATTCTTCCAATTGTTCATCTGAAAAACTTTCTTTATCTAATTCTTCTTTTCCATTTTTTATGTTTTCATCAAGCTTAATTGTATGTGCATAAGTTTGGTCTGACCAAGACTTATTTTTTTGTAAAGCTTTTGCAAAATAATCTATAATATAATTTCCAGAATGTAAACCATCTACAGTCTTTACGAGAGCATCTGAGTAAAATACGTCAAAGTGCATACACATACGCTTAGTTGCTTTATTCTTTGATTTAAAACTAGCTTTATATTCGTTATGAAACATTTTTAAACAGTCATTGCATACTGAAATAAATCCATTATTTCCTGCATATAAATTACTTAAGGCTTTACTAAAGAAACCTGCTTGAACATTGTAAATTGTTCCGCAGCAAGTACACTTAAAATTTTCTTGTATTTTTTGATTTAATTTTTTTTCTGGTATAACTAAATTTTCTGGTGAAATTATACCAGTTTGTAATATTTTAGGCTTACTCACTAGCTAACCACCTATCTCAAGTTATTTTCTTTGATTATTTGTGTAACTACTTTTTGTGTACATTCACAAATTTTAGCAATTTTATAATTTGCCATACCTAAATCGACCAAAGTGCTTATATATGAAACACTTGGTAAATTTTTTATTTTTGAATTTCTTTTACACTCTTGCGAACAAAAAGAATAAGTGCTACCACTTTCTGTTGAAAATGACTTTCCGCAATATTTACATTCTTTTTTTACATTTGTTATTTTAGGGCAACTAAAACTACCATCTTTATTTTCTATTATGCTACCTAAATTAACTAATTGTAAAATACTGTAAGTTTCATATTTATAATTATGAAATCTTTTATGGTCGCTATGAGTTC